TGCTTAAAATTATGATGGAAGCTTTTCCAGAAGGTATAACAGCAGATGCTGTTCAGTCTGGTGCCTTTGGAAAGACCATGTCCTCTACATTAAAAAAATGAACGCTAAAGGTTCTTTAAATGAAATTTTAGGTAAAGATGTTGTTGAGGGATTGCAAGAAGTATCCAATGCGGCTTCTAGAGTGGGAGATGCTTCGTTAAAGGGAAAAGGCGGTCTAGCCGCCGCAACTTACGCCGCAGCTTTTGGAGTATCTTTATTAATAAACCCTGTAGCAACATTAGGTGGTGCCGCCGCTATGTTGAGTTCTGCAAGAATAATGAGAAACAAACAATTTTTGCTTTGGATGACTAAACCCGCCATAAGAGCTAGAGACGCGAAAAGAGGATTGAACATTATAGCAGATGAGTTACAGGAAAATGCACTACGAGAAGGCCGTAGCCTTTCTAGGAATCAAGCTTTGTCTCAAGCTCGAAACGAGTTTGGCGTAGGTATTAAAGGGGAACTAGGATTAGCCTCTATGACAATCAGAGAGGCGTTGGCAAGAGAAGCACGATTCTTAGGAATATCTATGCCTTTGGCTTCTGTTATGGATTCTGAAACAAGAGCAAATTTATCCGAAGCTACTGATCAAGCTCAAAACGTGATTAGTCCCCTTATTAGTCAAGTGGGGGGCGAAATGGAGGAAGCTGGGCAAATTCTTCGCCGACAAGAAATGAATCCATTACGGCAGGTAGAGCAGAATAAACTCTTGGGAGTCCCAGTGGGGCAATGACCCGTCTCTCTACCCATTTTTCATTGAAGGAACTTACTAGATCTCAGACTGCCGAACGGAAGGGTATAAAGAACATTCCTAAGAAGGACGAGATTAGGAACCTAAAGCAGTTATGCCAAAACATTCTGGAACCTATCCGAGAGCATTATGGGATTCCCTTCAGTCCTTCGAGCGGGTTCAGGTGTTTAGATTTGAACAAGGAGATAGGCTCTTCGAGCAAGTCTCAGCACATCAAGGGCCAAGCAGTTGATTTCTCGATCCCCAGTGTCCCGAACATGGAGATCGCACTTTGGGTCAAGGACCATTTGGAATACGACCAATTGATACTGGAATTTTATAAGGAAGATATACCCGATTCAGGGTGGGTGCATTGTAGTTATGTCGATAAAGGAAATAGAAAAGAATCAAAGCGATTCGATGGACGGAAATGGTCCCCGTTGTCCTAACTGTGGCTGTGAGAAGCCTAAGATTTTTGTCCACGGTCACTACCAGTGCGCCGATTGCAAGTGCGTCACTGATGGCGAGTGTTGCCAAGGAGCGCCCCTAGATGGCTGACCTCAACTTCCCTATTGACGTTTTTCGACAGGTGTTAACGCCAACGGAATTTACGCGGTTTCTTCAAGAGAGAGGGATCACTGATCCGGGGGCCGTTTCAGGTGACCCGGTATCCCCTGTTGTCCCTACCGCCCCCGTTATTAGTCAAGGTCTTGGTTCTCAAGGCCCCATACTAGGGCAGATGTTTGATAATTTAGGGGAAGAAGATGTTGTGGCGCCGACCGTGCCTACTCTTCAGAGTGGACCCGTCCTCTCCCCAGAATCTGTGGCGAGAGGTTTATCTCCTGGGATTGCAGACCTAGGAAGAAGTCTCTCCTCTGGAATCTCAAGTCTAGGAGATAAGGTCTCCTCATTTACCTCCAACCTTTCTAGCGGGAATCTAGGGGAAGCGGCGAGAAGCGTCCTTGGAGGAGCAGCACCCGCATTTGCGGGGGGTGCCTTAAATCCCAACATTCCCACTGCCGCAAGGGTGGGTCTTGGTGTGGGAGCCCTCCTCCCAATCGGACTCCCGGGGCTTGTGTTCCAGGGCCTAGGATCTCTCGCATCGTCCTTATTCCCAGGACAGATTTCAGATAACCCCGCCGAACTTGGTTTTGGTCCAAATGACAGTGTTGTGGACCTTGGCCAAGGTATGTTCCAAATATTTAATTCTAACCAACCTGGGGGTTCGTCAATAACTACAAACCCAGGAAACGCCGTTACAGATGCAATTGCAGCAGGTAACTTTACCGCCTTTACTGGTGATCCTGACCCAGGCGAATTAGCCGAGTTAGGGGAAGGCCCGGATGATGACGGAGGCTTCGACTTTGATGAGGGAGTTTCAGATGAGGATGATCCTCTGTAAGATTACTTAGCCGACCCCCAGTTATCTCCCAATCCCACATCAACCTTTGACGGTATAGTCAGGCCAGGAGCGCAGTTCTCCATCAAACCCTTGATCGTGGCCACCTGCTCTTCGCTCTCTATCGAAAAGCATAGTTCGTCATGAACAGTGATCATGGGCCATTGACCCTGGTCAATGCAGTCCCGCATAGCTTGCTTGGTCTGATCAGCGGCGGAAGCTTGAATTAACCGATTCAACGCCTTGTAGACGAATGCAACTTGAAACGTAGCGGGATTCTTCCTGTGCCATTGGTCGGGTCGTTCTTCAATCGGAAGGGCTAGGATTTCCTGCCATTCCTCCTCAAGTTTCTCAAAATGTATGAGGCCCTTCCTTTCCCGGGAAAAACCCTTGGGCTCCCTCATTGGAAAACGGCATTTTCGCCCCAACAAGGTTCGTACCTCGAAACGCTTTGAGGCCGCCGACATGACCGACGAGGCCAAGTCCCTGATGAAAGGCACCTTCTCATCGTACTCTTGCCGGATGGCTTTCGCTTCTTCAAAGGGGATATCCCCTAGTGTGTGGGCTAGTTTGCCAACCCCCATCCCGTACATGGTGCCAAGATTTATTATCTTGGCCTGATACCGATCAACTTCCGCGATATCCGCCATGATCTGATGAAAGTCCACATCTTCCTTGCGGTATTGACTGACGATCTCTTGGACACGTCTATTGTCCTTGGTCGATGGAGCTATAGCCGCGTAATGCATCAACCATCGTGGTTCTTGGGAACTGTAGTCGAAGCTCCCCCACTGTCCTTCTTCTGGCAGGAAGAGACCTCGAATGAGCCGCTTGATTTCTGGATGCCGAGAGGGAACTTGCTGTAGATTCGGATTACTTGAGGAGAAACGTCCAGACACAGTTCCACCTTCATCGGATCGCAGCTGGTTAAACTGACAATGAATACGACCTTTGTACTGATGATTAAGGATCGTATCCACGAAGGTCGTATTGGCCTTGTTGTACTCCCTAACCTCAAGGATTTTTTTGGCCACAGGATGTGCATGGGTCTTCAAAAAATGTTTCGTGAAACTAGGGGCCTTGGATTTTCCCGTTTTTTCATAGCTTAGGCCTAGGTTCGTAAAGGCCTTCGCTAGAATCTGAGCATTCCAAGGTTCGATATGAACGTTGGTTTCCTCATAAAGCTCCTTGAGAATAGATTTTTCTCGTGACTGAAGATACACTTTTGCCTGTTCAGCCTTATCTAGATCGACCCGGACTCCCCTCCTACGCATCTCAAATACAAGGGGCAGAAGAGAAAGCTCAAGCTCCAGTATCTTTTCACAATCGTCTTTGATCAGTTTTTCATGCAGTACATGCCATAATTTGAGAGTAAGACTGGCGTCCCCCTCCGCATACAAGGCAACCCTTTCTGCCGGCAACTTCCACATTTCAGACTTTGCGTTCACGCCATGCTGATCGGCCGCACGGTTCAATTCTTCTTCTTTTTTCTTTTCTCCCAGATACGTCGAACCCAAGGCATTAAGGGAGTAACTGAATCTGTTTTCATCCAAGAGTGGAGCGGCGACCATAGTGTCAAGAATATCACCTTTAACCTCGATTCCTTCTGAAAGTAGCCACCCAAGATCATATTGAGCGTTATGGAAGACAACAGACATTCCGTGGTTAAGCTGGTCTTGTAACCATCCAAGGACCAGGGACTTTGCCATGTTGCCCCCTCCTTCATGGGCGATGGGCAGATATGCTTGCCAATCGGAGGCGGCCACGGCCACGCCTATGAGGTTACCATCATCTCTAACCCAGCCAGGGCCTAACGATTTCAGGTTTGGATCTCTTGTTTCAACGTCCACAGCGATGATTTTTTCGCCAGATAAATTAGGCAAAGTCTCAGGAGGCCACCAGACCTTCTCATCGAATAAATCTTCACGCATTCTTTTGAGACAGCGCAGCCCAGAGAGCGGTATATGCCGAAGCATCCAAGCCATCGTCTGGGTTTGGTTGGCCTATTTCATCTCTGGCTACCTTAACCAGGACCATGCAGAAGGCTACCTGGGAGGCTGTTAGGTTGATTTTTAGATAAGAACTCCACAGATCTGAAATTCTCGTATGTAGCCTTGTGTACTCCCCATGCGTCTTGGCACGTTCCCCTGATATAAGGT